TTTCCACACTACGGTTTTTGTCTCGTTGGTGCCGTCTCCCCAGGTGTACCCCTCCTTCGGGGTAAATGTGGCGTTATACGAACCTGCGTCCGTCCCCTTGGTCACGCCGCCCATGGTCATGGTCTCCGGGTTGTAGCTGTTCCAGGTCGGGCTTTGCTCGCTGCCGGTGTAGGTCAGTGTTCCGTTCTGGCTGGGCACAGCGTCGATGGTGTGCCCAATTTTTGTGATGGCGTCCAGCGCCGCGTCCGCAGACTTCTGCGCGTCGATTGCTCTTTGCGCGGCTGCGTCCATGGCCCCCTGCAAGTTTTTCGCCCCCAGCCCCTTGTTGTCGGTATAGCCAATGTCTGCGGCTTTCGTGCCATGGGGGTTTCCCTCCTTGGTCATGCTGTGGTCGTAGGCGATCTTGCCTCGGTCACCGCGGTAGGCTGTACTCTGCGTTTCGCCCAGAGCCAGGTCGGAGCCGATGGGCGCATAGCTGTGCCCGCTCCACCGGTAGGTGATGTTGGTTTCCGCATCTATGTAGACCTTGCCGCTTTCCGGGGTGATCTGCTCCCGGTGGGCCGGGTCAGAGTAGAAAGCGCCCTCATGGTAATAGCCCTCCACCACATCATCCACATAGCTGGGGAGCTGCGCCGCCGCAATCTTCCCGTCGTCGCCAAGTCCCGCTATGCCGTTCGGTGCGTTCACCGGCATCTGGGCGGCGCTCACCTTGCCGTCCTTGTCCAGCCCCGCTACACCGTTCGGCGTGTTTACAGGGAGCTGGTCGATCACCACTTTTCTGTCAGCGCCCAAATCCGCCTTTTTCTCAAACAGGGCCGCGTGGGCCTCCCGGTCTCCGGCGTGGGCACCCATGGCCTCATTGATTGCCTGTCCCATGGTTTCCGCCGTCACCACAGCGGCGGCATCAATTTTGACCGTAAGGTTTCCCTGGTTGGAGAATGCCAGCAGCCCGTAGAATGTGTACACAAAGTCCGGCATGGCCTCCTTGCTCGGGATTTCAATGCCGATGTCCGTATCCGTCTGGAACAGGGCGATCATTTGATCTTCTTCCTCGTCCAGTCTCGCCCATACGCCGAACTGGTTGAGGTTGTACCCCACCGCAGCCTGTGCCGTCACTTGCAGTTTGAGCCTCTGGCCCTTTTCTGCCGGTGTGTTGGACACGATGCTCACCGTCTGCTTTTCGTTCACAAGAGCCGACTGCGCCAGCATGGCGGTCTGCTCCACTCGCCCTTGCCCCGCCGCCGCTCTGGTGATGTGCAGGTTCTTCCCCTCCACCCACCGGGTCAGCAGGTCGTTTCCGTTGTTCGTGATTACGCCTAACCAGGCCATGTTTTATCCTCCTGTTCTCTCGGTTGTCCCGAAGTCGATGATTACCGCTCCTACGCAGGCCGCCAGGGCGTGTGCCGTGGCCGTCCCTGTTTTGGTGTCCGGGCTTGGGTTCACCCGGATGGTGGTGCAGCTCTCCACGAACTCAGCGCCTACATAGGCCGCCATTCCGTAAGCTGTCGCCACGCCGCCCGCATCGTAGTATTCCACCTCCTCCAAGTGGGAGCTGAACCGCTTTGCCGCCGCAAGCCGCCGTTCGATCTCCCGGAGCGACATCGCTTCAAATTCCTCCCGTTCCTCCACCGTGACGATGTTCACCCGCAGCCGGAACCTCCCGTGCGTCCCGCCGTACTCAAACCATTCCTCCAGGGTTGAACCCGGATAGATAGCGTCCGCCTGCGCCCGGACTGCGCCCACTGTGCCCATCGTCCGCCGAATGGTCAATGCTGTTTTAACGATGCGCCGTTTCCGGTCGATGTCGTACCCGGTGTCATACCAGTCGATTTTCCAGTTGACCGCCAGGGCGTCAAGCACTGGCTCCGCCACGCTGTCGATGGCGGTATAGATTTGGCTTCCGTCGATATAATCCATGGTCTTTTTGTGCAGCACGGCAGCGGCCATGGACAGCGCCTTGACCCACGGCTGTTCCCGCACGATACGCGGCAGGCCGTCTATGATCTGCGCATCTCTCAGGCTTTTAATCATCCTCCAGCCCTCCGTAGGTCGCCGTCACACCGGTGCATTTCGGCAGCATCATGGTCTGCACGGCCACATCCGCCGGGGCCGTCAGCTTCACCCGCTTTGCCCCCGCCGCCCGCAGGCGGGCGATCAGCTCCGTCGGGTTGATGTCCCGCCCAAGTTTCCGCTGCCATGTCTGGAAGTCCTTGACCGCCGCCGTTACCTTGCTCTGGATTTCACTTGCGCTTCTCTGGTTGCTCTCTGCAATCCAATAGGTGAACGATATGGTATAGTCCACCTCCTCCGGTGCGAGGCAGCTTACATGGTCACACAGCGGGCGAATGGTCTCGTCGTCCATGTGTTCCGCCATACCCGCAAGCTCCGTCGGGTTCGGAAGCCGAAGCCCTGTTTCATCCTCGATCACGAAGTAGATATTCACCTCGTCCGGCTGTGGGCTTACGATGCGGACATCCGCCACATCCCCACGCCATTCCCGCGCATAGTATTCATAGGCGTCCCGCGGCCCGGCGCAGCTATAAACGCTCGGCGCAAGGTAGATGCGCCGGGTCAGGCTGTCGTCGTCCTCGGTGTCCAGTCCGCCCGTACTCGGCGTTGTGTTGCTCACGCCGGAAATGTACGGAATGGGGTCTACCAGTATTTTGATTGCACCCGAAAGGATGCCGCTGCTCTCCGCTCCGGCTTCCTCAGCTTGCACCACAACATCCGCATAGCCCTCGCCCGCCTTGATCTCGGCGTACTCCAGGCTGTTGAAATACTTCCCGTCCTCGGTTTTCACCCGCGTTCCCGCCGGGATAGCAACAACGACGCTCCTCGGCTCCTCCAGGCTGAACCGCACAGAGGCCGTGGCCCGTTCCGGTGCTTTCCTGGTCAGCCCCACCAGCGCCGCCAGCGCATCCAAGGCGCTCCCGGTGCTGGTTTTCAGCATTTCCATTCTGCCCTTTGCGTCCGCATACTGCATGGTCTGATATTCCATCGCGCAGAACGCTTTAATCAGCAGGTTCACCGTGTCGGCGTCCCCGATCTCCGGGTCTCTCCCGGTCAGCTCCCGGTAATATCCGGCGTACAGTTCCCGCATTTGATCTTCCGTCTCCTGCAAGGTCATGTTCTCGATGAAGTTCAGCTCCGGGCAGTTCTCCAGCTCGATGATATTAGACAATTTCGATCACCACCTTTGGGGTCATAGTTCCGTCCTGCGCCTTTCCGCCCGTCCATTCCACGCGGGCCACCTTTGCCCGCGGCTCATACCGTTCGGTTTTGTGCACATATTCTGCAACCAGGAGAACTTGCGCATTCTCCTGTGGGTAGTCGATGATGCTGCCGTCAATTCCAAACTCCCGGTCAAGCGCCTGCTCCCCGGCCACAGTCCCATACAGCACTTGCAGGTTTCGATATACCTCCCGCGCCGTGCTGTCGTCCACCTTGCCCGGCAGTATCTCGATCACAGCATTTTCCGTGTTAAGCATAGCGCCCTCCTTACAGGTATTCTTCGATGGTCAGCGTCACTTTGCACTCCACCATCGCCCCCCGGTGCAGCACTACGGCCCACTCGTCGCTGATGTCGGTGATTTTGAACGGATACGGCGAAAGGGGCGAGCCGCCGATAATGAACCAGTCCGCCACATCCTGCTCTGCCGCGCGTTGCAGGCGTCGCAGTGTGCTTCTCGGGTTCACGCCGTCCTGTGCCCGAAGCAGCAGGTCATACGAATATTTCCGCAGCTTGGGCGCAATCCACTGGCTCCTTGCCCTCGCCCCGGTTCGGTTGTGGGTTGCCCACTCGCTTCCGCCCTGTCCTTTCAGGCCGCTCGGTGTCAGGATGCGCCGGTCGCTCACCGTGAATGACACCCCCATATAGCTCCCCAGCGCCATGTGCGATCTCCTCCTTACTTTGGCGGTGTAGTCCCGCCGCCCAGGCTGTCCTCGTGCGTGTGGTTGACAAGGCTTTTCCCTTGTATGACAATATCGCCCGCCGATGCCTCCGCCTTGATCTCCGGGGCCGACAGGTTGATTTTGCTCGGACTGGTCACGGTCACATCCCCCGCCTCTGTCACGGTGATTACCGCTCCGTTCAGCGCGATCTTTGCCTCGCCGCCCGACACTTCGACTTCCACGCCCTTTGTCACCGTCAGCGTGTACTTTCCTCCGGCGGACACGCTCAGTTCCCCCGCCGCCTCAATGCTCGCAAAGCTCCCGGCCTCGATGCTCACCGATGTTCCCGCCACAAGGCCGACGCCCGTTTTCGCATTCAGGCTGATGCTGGCCGAGCTGCTTTTGGCCTGGAATTGCCCGCCCGCCACCAGGCTGATGGGGCCTTTTGCTTCATCGAAGATTTCTCCGTTGCAGGTACGCCCGGTGCGCTTGTCCACATACTGCGTGTACACGCCCGTATTCTCGTCATACCGGCTGTAAGCCCGTCCCTTTTGGGAGCCGTATTCCTTTCGGTAAAGCCCCTTGAAGCCCTCCGCTGGGCGGTTTGTTTTGTTCCAGACCGTTCCCGTCGTCGTGGCCGCCGCAAGGCCGCTGCTGGTGTGCGCCACGCTGACGATCTGGCCGATCACCGGCATTTTGTATTCGCCGTTGCTGATGGCATTGATCTTCCGCGTCACGCTTTGCCCCCGGTCAAAGTATGTCACTTCATAGGTGCCCGCCTCATAGTCGATGGCGCTCACGCGCCCCGTGCGGTTCGTGCTTGCCACCGGCTATCCCTCCTTTCCCGCGATGCAATAGCTCGCTGGCACCCATCCGGTTACATTCTTTCCTACCGGCAGCTTTCCGCACCGCGCCGCCGTGTTGGTCATGCGGTATCTCCCGTTGATTAAGATGCCATCGTAGAAATAATAGGTTCCGCTCTTGTGGCACGCTGGACTTGCCGATGTGCTTGCCACATAGAAAGGCGCATTTGTCAGCGCCACCGACGCCCCCGCTTCGGCTCCCGCCGCCGAGCTGGCCGCATTGGCCGCCGGGCTTGTGGTGGCGTAGGCGCTGTCGTAATCAACGCCGCTGTCCTCCTCCGGCTCGTGGTACTCGATCTTCCCGCCCACATCCCAGTAGTGGAACGCAGTTCCGATGCCGCTGCACTCGAAATCCGTGGTAAGTCCGCTGGCGCTCACCTTATGCGTCACCTTGTCAACAAAGTATTTTCCGTCCAGCTTTCCGTACCCGGCCAGATTGATGCAGTTTCCCGCACTCACCAGCCAGTCCCCATCTACCCCGAAGCGCAGCCGTACCGTGCCGTGGTTGGCGTTGTTCAGCTCCGCGCACAGTTGGACGCTGGCATCATATACGCTTGTCGCTCTCCGGTTCACGCTCTTTGTGTGTGTCCCTCCGCCCACGCTGCACACGATGTCGATGTCCTTGTCCGCGTCGGTGTAGTTGAAGTACCCACCGGTGTATGTGCCGGACAGGGTGGTGGTATATGCAAAACTGCCCGGCCTGATCTGCGTCCGGTGGAAAGTCTTTACCGCTCGCTTTTCCTTGTACCGCTCCCGGTCATACACCCACAGCCGCCGGGCGTAAACTTTCAGGATAAGGCCGTAGTTTTTGCATAGCTGGTTGTAATAGCCGCTGTCCGTTCCGTCCTGCTCGTCGCACTCGATGTCATAATCGTCTGCATCGTAGGTGAACGCCAGCCCATACCGGCCCGCTATGGTCTCTCCAATTCTCTTGATGCTGGTGTTTTTCCAAATGGTTTCCCGCTCCAGCTCCGAAAAGTCGCTGTCGCTCGGCTTGCTCA